GCCAGAAACTAGTTCTCCGTCTTCCCAATTTTTAAAAACATATACATCTAACTCATCTAACACTCTTTCAAAATCTTTTAAAGAGTCAAGTGCCGGTGAAATACCGTATAGACCTTGTGTATTTTTGATGATATCTAAAACGTCAAGCATTGTCGTATATTTAGCAGTGATAATTGGCTTGTGATATATGTACATATATTAACCATGGTAAAATATTAAATACTTTTACAAATGTCTCATAAACAAAGACACATTAAATCACAATCAATCACAACCTACGAGGAACCCTATGTTATATCAAAGCCTACAACTGCGGCCTTTATTTCAGAGAAAATTATGGAAACTAATGAGGAAAAAGACTGTGTACGACAAGCGAGTGAAGTTGTACACAATGAATCAAAATTGGTTAAAGATTAGAAAACAGAAGGATAGACGTAGGCGTAGAATATTGACTAGATTATGGAAAGCAAAACAGTTGGCTATGCTTCAACGTATGTATAGGTGTTAAATTTTAGATAACCAAAGAGAGTGTGCTTGATTGCAGAGCTGTTTGTCTAGCGATAGGCCAAGTTTTTTTGTTTCATCTAATAAATGGGTTATAAAATGTTTGCCCTCAAATAATTCATCGCCGTTGATGCTAATTATTTCATCATCAATGTGAAAACATTTTATAAAGTTTTCTTTGGTATAAAGACTTTTCATTTCATAATAAAAATAACTGTCTTTAAAAGCCGGGTATAATTGACTCATCCTGTTATAACCTTTGCTTCTTTCCTCAGGCATTGTAATAATTACAAATTTTTTCTTTATAAGTTTAGCAAAGCCAAATCCAGAATATTCAAAAAAATGTGTTCCATAAGAACGATTCTTGCTTACAGTTTCTTTAATATCAATATTGTCTTTACTCAGCACATTGTTATCAAAATAGTGTGCCTTATTTGTAGTGTCTTTATAGTCTTCTATATTGAATCTAGACGTTAAGTTTTTGTCTGTTGAAATTAAGTTGGCTATGTGATTGCCTCCATTGCCAGGAGCAAAAACTGTAAAGACATTATTAACTGTTGATGAATTCGTCGATGACATCTGCATACCACTTTCTATAATGTTTGATCATATTTTCGTATGGTATATCCACTTTTTCTTTCATTGGCAATATATTTTTAATCACTTCTTCATTGACACAATCTAATATCACAGTGGCCTTACTAAATTTTCCAGATCCTACAGTTTTCTTTGATAATTCAACAACCTCGTCAAATTTTCCATCTGGCTTAATATTATAATTTACTATAAAATATCTTTTCTTATTGTGTTTTTTACCCATTGTGTATCCTTGCTAGTTTGATCATCGTAGCCGCAAGATTTATTTCTGGATCTGCTACAAATGAATGGTCAACCAATCCTTGCTTTATTGCTAGAATGGCCTTGTCTTGTCCGTCATCGTCTTTCGCAATCAATTCTAAATTATCATAGAGCCAACGGAAGATTTCCTCTACTTCTTCTGGTCTGGCTTGAGAACAAACAATTTTTCTTGCTTCTAGTATTTTACCTTGTTTGAACAGTTCTACCATTTCTAAACGATAGTCGGCTTGACCTTTGTCCGACTTGTCGGGTGCGTGTAAAGTACCATCTCTAGAATTCATTTGTACAAGGTTGATACATTTTCTCATATCCGGATATGTAGCTTTTACATAGGTATCAATTAAATCGATATTTGGTTCGACCTTTTCAGAAATTAATATTTCTGCTATACGAGCTGTGAACTCGTTTTTGTCTAAAGTTTCAATATGGAATCCTTGGCATCTGCTGTGTAGTGCAGGAATTACTCTGTTAGGATAGTTACAAGTTAGAACAAATCTTGCCGATGTGTGATATGTTTCCATAACACCACGAAGTGCCGCTTGTCCGTTGGGAGTGATATAATCTGCTTCATCTAATAGCACATATTTGAAATCACCAAATGGCATTATCTGTACAAAGTTTATGATCTTGTCTCTGACTGTGTCCACAGAGTTTTCTCTAGATGCGTTGATCTCTAACATATCATACGGATCTACATTTAATTCTTGAAACAGTACTTTGGCCAGTGTAGTCTTGCCTGTGCCAGGAGCTCCTGAGAACAACAAATGTGGTATAGCACCGTCTTTGAGCCAACCTTGAATCTGTTGTCTTTGATTTTCGTCACGAACCACATAATCTTTTAAAGATGTTGGTCTATATTTTTCTACCCATAGGTCTTTCATAAGCTAATTATTTTAATAGTTTTTAAATTTAATATGTATTCAACAGAAACCTTAGAACAAATTACCATTGAACCAACCAGTTATTGCAATGCTCGATGTCCGCAGTGCGACAGGTTCGACGATAAAAATAATTTAATAGTTCCATTAAAACATCTAAATATTAGCATTTTACAACAGAACTTGCAACCTAAACTTCTACCCAATTTAAAACAAGTAGACCTTGAAGGTAATTGTGGTGATGTATTAAGCCATAAAAATCCGTTAGGATTATTGCTTGTTTATAAAGATGTTAAAAAGATTAGAATGGTAACAAACGGATCCGTTAGAGGTGTTGAGTTTTTTAAAGATCTAGCACAATTTAAAAATACAGAATTGGTATTCAGCGTTGACGGATTGCAAGACACAAACCATTTGTATAGACAAGAATGTAATTTTGAAAAAATAATGTCGAATGCCGAATCCTACATCAATGCCGGCGGCAATGCAACTTGGAAGTTTATTGTTTTTAAACACAACGAACATCAAATCAACCAAGCAAAAGAGCTAAGTCAAAAAATTGGATTTAAAAATTTTATAGTACAACATAGTGATAGAAGTTGGTATCACGGATGGAAATGGCCTGTCTACAATAACAACACCTATCAATATGATCTTGAACCTAGTAGTATGTTTGAAAAGTCGTTGTCAAGCGATCATAGTAAATTAAATGAAAAACTTATAACAATTTATAAACAAAATAAAGTTGTTAAACAATGTCCAATGGCACTGCAGAAGAAAATTTTTGTAGATTATAATGGTTATGTTATTCCTTGTTGTATGCTTAGTAATGACTTGTGGAATGAAACTTATAATACTAAATTTTTAAAAAAATATGTTAAAGATCTAGGAACCATAAGTCTTTATAAAAACAATATTAAGAAAATATTTGAGGGAGAATTTTATAAGAAGGATTTGCCCATGAGCTTTAAAACAAAACCAATGCCAAAATGTCTTCTTTATTGTGCTGAAAAAAAATCTTAATCGTTTCCAGGCAGTTTAGTCATCTGTTGGGCACCGCCCATGTTGACGTACCCTGCTTGTTTGTTATTGTGTTCAGGTTCGTCTTGTGACACTAACAATATATCATTTTCGTCAATCATTCTCACTTCTAGTTCAACGCCGATGTCACCTGCTGATCCTTTTTCTTTTCTTTTGAGTTTGAAAGCCCTGGACCATCTACCATGCGAGACCATTATCCATTCACCTACTTTAACATCAACTTGATCTTTGCCAACAGCATATACCTTGCCCCATCTAGGATGTATGCCTCCTGCTGTACCGTCATCATCAACTATGATAATTCCGCCTTTGGACTTTGTTTCTCCAAAGTGCATGTCAGAAACTAGTACTCTATTTTTAAGTGGTGTGATATCGTTCTCGACAGTGTATTGCTTTCCACCATCTCCACCGAATCCTTTTGCCTGTGCTGATTTTATGTCCATCGTAGTACTATTATACTAGATTTATTCTAATCCGTCAAGAGCCGCATCAATGCCTGATTTTGGTTCTTCTTTTTTTGGTGCTTTTTTGATGATGTTAACAGGCGTTGGCTTAACTTTTTTAACTGTAGGATTCATTACTTGAACCTGTTCTACTCTTGGTTGAGGAATAGGTGTAACTTTTTGTGTTTTTTTTACAGTTGTGTCCTGCGCCTTGCCTTTAGGTGTTTCGTAATACTGTTTCATAACTGCATCTTTTGATTTTATTATTTGACCATTTTTGCCCAACACGTCTCCACGAGCATTGACCCCCATATTACCAACAGCAGGTGTTTCGAGGTTTGATGATCTTAATTTGTCTATATCCACCATACGTCCTTGCATGGTCCTATACATTTTTTTTCTTACTGGTTGTCTAGCCATTATCGTTAACTCCTAATTTTACTTATCATCTCAAAAATTACAACAACAAATGTTTGAACTTATTGGCATTGTCTTTTATATATTTTGGTAAAACATCAAAGCCAACTTTTTTTAAATCTGTTGTTGGGTTATTGTAGTTGTATCTACCATTAAATAAGTCTTGTTGATTGTTTAATTTTTCTCTTATTTGATCTACAGTTAATTTGTTCTCTGGTCTGTAGTTAATAAAAGATTGAATTTTTTTATAAATTCCTGTTTCAGGTAACACATAAGAAAAATGCCACCCGCCCGGATCAACTAACTGTGAGCTTAATGTATCATAATTTCCAAGGTTCTTGTGATAATTCAAATGCATTCTCAGTTCTTGGCAATTACCAAGTTTTCCGTGTTTTATTCCTTTTGGATGTTTATCCCATGGTGTATATGCAGGATTGAGTAGATTTAATTTTCCTTGAAAACACAGTTGTTTAAAAATAAAAAGATCTTTTTCATAATCTAAATTTTCTATTATAGGTATCTCGTCAACATCACACAATAAAATTATATCGTCTACATCGGCATCGTGTAGTCCTTGCTTAATTTGTTCTCGTAAATTATATTCTCTTTTTCGACCAGAACTGTGTTTTTCTGACCATGTTGGAAGTTTTTGCCAATCCACGTCCTGTTCTTTGACTTGAAAATATCTTATCTTATGCTCAAATTTTTTATTATTCTTAAATTGAAAGCCTTTGTAGTTGTCCGCAAAGTCATAATCTGCCTCGACTATAACGAAATAATCAACAAATTCATCCAAGACTTCAAATCTAAGTTCAAGTAAATCATTCTCTAGACCGGAATAAGGAAAACAGTCGTATATCTTCATCTCAAAAATTCTTTATAATCGAGCTCATAAAGTAACGGATTTATTTTGTGTACACCTATTAAAAATAAACAAAAACTTGAAACTGAACTTCCTCTGCCAACACCCCATACCACATTATTATTTCTAAGAGTATCTATGAAATATATTAAAAACTGCAGAACTTTAATAAATCCTTTTTTATTAAACAGTTTCATCTCATCAATAACTCTTTGCTTTTCCGTATCGTTGGCACATTTATCAAGCAACCATTGTTCAACATTTATTGTTTCGTAATGCACAGGCATAAACCATTGTTCTGTGTTTGCAAGGTCAAATTCTTCAAGTGGCAATGTGCTTTTCAGTAATTGTTTTGGAACCGGCAAATCTATCCCCGAGTCGTGTAATGCTTGTAGATATTGGTCGGGCGATTCAAGATGTAGTTGTGAAATATCAGTAAGTGGATTTGAATATATGTGTTCTATGAGATAGTCTTCTTTAAAGACACAGTCACCGTACTCATTTATTTTTATTTTTTCCACCATCTATTACTTTCGCATTAAATTCAAAAATTTTTGCATTCTCGGGTTTTTTAACCTCAGTATTTGGTACTGGGTTCCACGGAAAGTGTCCTGAATATATTCCTTTTGATAATTCTTTGTCATAAGTTGCTGTATCATTTCTTAACCACCATGGGTCAAACTTATTATACTTGGTTGAAAACCAATTGTCAACGTCAAGCAACTGAAGTTCTGTGTAGTCTTTTTCTACAGTATAACTAATACCATCTCCTTGAAAACTTTCTAGTTCTATACTGTCTACTACAATTTTACCTTCTAAAATAGCAGTTGATTTGGTAAAACAAACAGCTGACATTATTTGATCGTATGGAGGTTTTGGCAATTCTATAAATCTATTACTAGTATGTTTTTGTAAAACTTTGTATAATGGCTCATTTCTTGCTGTTATTATAGAGTTGTTAAAAATTACGTGATAGAGAGTTTTTAATCTTTCAAAATATATGTTTTGCTCAGCAAGATTGGATGTTATAGGTCTTATCTTTATTTTTACTGTATAATTGTTATAGAATAGCTCTCCGTCAACTACTATGATACCTTTAAAATCTGTTGCCCAATTGAAGTTTTTTTTCATTGTTTTAATTAGTTATAGTTATAGTCATTATGTGCATACATTTCAGAGTAGATATAATGGTAATTTTAGTTTGTATCTTTAATATCTAGGTAAATAATTACATTATAACAGAATTTAGGAGTAGAAAACAATGGTACAAATTATAGAGAATGCATTGACTGAACAAGAATTAACACAAATAAGAGCGTTTGATCTTATTGAGGATTCATCAGTACAACAAGGAAGAAAATATAGAAACAAGACTGTAAAGAACGACAGTGTAGATCAGTTATCTAATCCGGCAATAGCATTTGTACTTGAAAAAGTTAAAAAATTAATTCCTGAAAATCACCAAGTTTGTGATATGGTTCTTCACACTACTGAACAAGGTATGCAAATTCACTCAGACGGAAACATTAACAAAAAAGATCACAAAGCAATTTTATTTCCAATAAACGTTGAAGCCGAAGGCGCTGGAACAATCTTTTTTGAAAATCAATATTTAGGTGAAGGCCCAATGGTTTTTGCAAAAAATAACCCATGGGGCGGAAGTAACAAAAACAAAGACCCTAAAAACTCTTCAAAAAGAAAAATCACAGCAGACTATTCGGTAGTAACAGACTATAAAGAAACTGCTAACATCGCCGAAGTACACAAAAAACACTTAGGTCATATACCTGCTGAAAACTCAAACGGATTAACCATTGAAAAAATTTATAAATGGAAACCGGGACAAGCAGTTATTTTTGATTCTACTCAGTTACACTGTGCTACTAACCACGTAGGTTATAAGACAGCTTGTACAGTTTTTACAAGACTAGTTGACTAAAATAAATTTTTAGATTATTCGATATTAACAAGTTCGCCCATGTCGGGTTCGTTTCTTGCTTTTTTCATATTATCATGAAAGCTCTTAATTCTACGAGTTCTTAATTCACCTCTATAGCTTTCAAGTGCGTTGTTAAGTTGCCCAATAAGTTCAGGGTTCCTGCCAAATCGAGTAGCAGATGCTTTCTTCTTTGATAATTCTTGTATTTTTTTAGATATGTCTTCGTCGGAAAGTTTGCTAAATTCTTCTTGTAGTGGATGGAAATACATTCCTGCCTCCTATTAGCTGTAGTTGTTGCCCAACTGGTGCATCAATATCGTTGTGCCACCATCTGGACTCATAAACTCGTACAAGTATCTACCTGATTCAGTTAATGTGATAGAGTCTGAACTGCCATCTGCTCCTGATACATTTCCTGATACCAATACACTTGATGGTATTGTAATTACGTGTGCCACTGATGCTACAGTTATATCAAGGATTATTCTTCCTAGAGTTGTTGTTAACGGCATATTTGTAATTGCCAATGTAATTGAACCTGTAGTTGTCGCTGTTTGATAGTGTCCGTTTTCGTGATTGAGTGTAGTTGCACCGGTTACGTTACCATGTACATAAACTGTTTCAGCAGTGTCTTTTAATACTGCCTTTGTTACAACATTATCTGCAAAGTTTGATGAAGCATTTAAAGAAGCCTTGTTTGATTGTAGGTCTTCTATTTCAGTTTTTGCATTTGTAAAATTGTTTTTTACTGCTGTAAAATTATCTCTGAACCCTTGAGAACTATTGTCTTGTCCCGCTATTGGGAAAGTTCCATCTATGTTACCTGGTACTATGTTACTTGCCATATTATTCCTCTAGTTTCTTTTTAAATGCTAGGTATTTATCACCTTTACGCTCCACCCTAATCTTAGATGAGGCTATTGGAGCATTTGTAAACACTATTGTTGTTTTTTTGGTTGAACCGTCGTGCGTTAGTCTAAATTGAGGTTCGTAGTCGGTGCTCCTCAAGGAACTGTCAGCCGCTAAAAATGTTGGCTTCAGTAAATTATCTGCAGTTACTTGATCACCGTATTCCAAAATTGTAGAATTTTCTCTAATTTTTATTTCTTCTTCGTGTACTATTTCGTTTATTTCAAATGTTGTAGTAGACCCATCTGGAGTGATTGTTCCAGTATCAACTTTGTGCCCTTTCACTACATATCTATCTATTTCGTAATCAATTTTTTTAAAGTCTATAGATTTATCTAGTATTCTGCTTCTCACAATGCTAGATTTGCCAGGTTTACAATAAGCTAGGACAATGGCCATCCTATAACCTAGAGGAACACCTGCGTTATCCTGTGACGTTCTCATCCACAATGGCATATGTACGTATTCTTTTTGTCCAAGGCTTTTCATTTGTGATCTCATATTGGCCACCGCATTCGGGTAGAGTCTTTCAAAGTTTCCTAAGTCAGCTGATAAAGGATTGCTGTATCTTATTTTTGATCCGGAAATACTAAAATCTAATCCACTATCGGTCGTTACATTATAAACATCGTAATCCACTGTTATTCTAGAAGCATCAGCCAATGGACCAATCAAAGGTTTAGTAATACTATTTCTTAAATCAACAGTAGTTGACACGGCCTTTCCTAGTTTATTGACAAACTGGTCTTGCATTTCTATATAAACTACTTCGTACTTTGTATTTCCATTTTCTTTAGCAACTGCTGTTTTTACATCACCAAAGTATAATTTTTTTGGTGAATGATTTTTTTCCATTTGTTCCTGTAATGTTTTTAAAGTTTGCTGTTGTAGTCCAGATATCAACAGCATTTCGGCAGTGTTTTTTATTCCAAAATTATTATCTTCGGGTCTAAAAATAAATTCTTCTTTGTTTATATTCGGATCCTGGGCAATTTGAAAGAATAAATCTCGATCACTTAAACTATTTTCTTTATTATTAATCAATCCCTGTGCATACATATTACCATATTCAACCCCGTATGGTAGACTAACTTTAAGGGTAAATTCTTTTGTAGCGGCGGTGCTTTGATATTGATCGTTTGCTGTTACTGAAAAGGTATATTCTCTGTCAAAACTCAAAGAGTTTGTGTCAAATGTAACTTCATTTATGTCGACTGTTGTGAATTCTGTTAGATCTACATTTCCAATTATATTTCCTGCTCTACTTAAACTTAATCCTGTAGGCAATGAGCCAGAAATAATATTATATTCTAATACACGGTTGGCTTCTGCCGCTTGTGCTTCAATTGATAACAAACTAGGTATGCCTGCTGTCACTGTTCCGAGAGTTGCTGATGTAACAAAACTTATTCCTACTTCAATTTCTCCTATAACAGTCATTGTAAACTGTTTGTCAGCAAATACAGAAACACCAGGATATGGAGTTCGTGTTGCTCTTATCGTAAACGTGTAATTGGTTTCAACGGCCGCTTGTCTAGATAAAGTTCCAGCAATTTCTCCTGTGCTTGTATCTATACTCAGTCCGTTGGGAATACTACCACTAACTATAGAATATTCTAGATCTCCCTGTAATTTGTCAAAGTCCTCTACATCAATTTTAATTACTACATTGTTATCGTGTTTGAATGTTCCGAGAGCTGATTCTGTTGAGAATATAGGTTTTCTGTTTCCACTCAAACTCATGGTTAAAGAATATCCGTCTTGTACAGTTTGATCAACAGTTATTATTGAGTTATCTACTCTAAAATAATCTGCAGTATAAACAAAAATATTGTTTATTTGTGTGATACTACTAGCCCCGTCGGAAACTCTTACTATAAATTCATAATTCTGTGATCTAGATTTTGATCTTGTTGTAGGATCATAAGGAACATCATCGTAGTCATATACATTGTCATAACCGCCAACTTCACCAAATTTTTCATCGTCAGTAAGACGTATTACACCAGAAATTAACCCAGTTGGAGAAATAGTAACACCTGGAGGTAATTTACCTGAAGCAACATCATAGACAAGGGTCTGGCCTGTGGCTGTATCAGTATCGGTCGCTGTAATTTGATATTCTACATAACTGCCGTCTATAACAACAAGGTCTCTTGAAGTGTCTGCTGTAACGATTGTATTATCAGCAAGTAGTATTTCGGAGTCAGCAGTTTTTAATGATGTGTCGGCAAAATCTAACTGCCCACTAGGTGTTCCAAAAATAGGTAGATCTGCCCCTTGTATTTGTAAAGAAAAAAATCTGTCGGCTATAACCGTTCCGTCCGAAGCACGAATAACAAAATCGTATAAACTTCGAGTTGAAACTTCAAACGGAGTGCCTTGTAGTAATCCTGTAGAAGTAAGTTGTATACCGGGAGGTAGGGTTCCTGCAATGTGCAAGTAAGTCAAACTAGTGCTGTCCGATGTGTTTGCTTCTAACTGATTAGAATAGAATTCACGCTCGTTGATTACACCCAAAGATCCTGTTGTAGTAGACCACTTTACATTTGCCATTGTTTATTACTTCCAATGGTATTTATAGTGAATTAAGTGATTATTAACTAGCCGCGTAATACGGTATAGCAAACACAGTACCACCTAGGTTTAATTTAAGGTATCCTGTTGGCTGTGCCGGAATAGCCGTCGCACCACCTGCCGATCCCACAGTTGTCTGTGTTTGTGGATTGTTAATTCTAACTGTACCTGAACCCTGTGTACCTAAAATTAGATCAGAGTTTGTAGCAGATTGTTGAATTGATGCAGATGCTCCTAGTATAAGTTCTGAACCAACAGCAACATCTGTTGCGGCAAGTTCGTTTGTTACAGCAACAATGTTACCACCTAAAGTTATAGTTCCAGTTCCGTTTGGAGTAATGTTAATACCACCATTGGTATTTGTTGATATTATTGTGTTGGCGTTAATATTAATATTGTCAACACCAAGATCACCTGTGATTCCTACTGATCCTGTAATTGTTTGACCAATTGTGGTCATTGCCTTTTGTATATCTATAATACCTGTTCCAGCGGCATCAATTTCTAAATTGTCATTGGTGTTAGCCGATGTAATCTTATTATCTTTTAATAGCACACTGTCTGTTTGTAGTGTTCCAGTAACAACAACTTGTCCTGTTATTGTTACATCGTTTGTAGTAAGAGTTCCTGTTACATTAACATTTTCAGCCAATGTAATTAATGTAGAATCATCTGATGAAATAGTAGTTCCATTTACTTTAACAGCACCTAATATAACGTTTCCAGTTCCGCCTGGGGAAATATTGATGTTTGCATTTGAACTAGAACTTATTGTGCTATCGTTGAGTATTAAATTGTCAACAGTAATGTTTCCAGTCATCGTGGCCGCATTTATTGTTGGGTTGGTCAATATTTTATTTGTAAGTGTCTGCGATCCGGTCAATGTCACAACAGTGCCGTCTATGGCCGTTGTCACTGTGTTGTTTACTGCTGATGTTGTGATTCCTGTCCCACCTGAGAACTGCATCACTTCTGAATCTAGGTCAATAGAATTTGTTGTTGAATCGTCTGCCGTGAAATCTAGGTCACTTGCCGTCACCTGTGCGTCAACGTAAGTCTTGATTGCACCCTGTGTGGCCAACAGTGTTGCACTTGTGCCCAATGCACCGTTGTCTATGCCTGTGACAGTTGCACCTGAGGCCAATGCTAAACTTGTTGATAAAGTTGTTGCACCTGTAAATGTCTGTGTACCAGAAACTGTTAGTATTCCAGTTACATTTGTGTTTCCTTCAAGCTCAACTGTACCTGTTCCGTTTGGAATAACTCTAATATTTACATTTGATACAGCTGATGTAATATTAAATCCGTTTATGTCTAGATCTCCACCCAGTTGAGGAGTTGCGTCTTCTATTAGGTCATTGGCCTCGGCCGTTGTTCCGTATAATTCTGTAAAGTTATCGTTGATCTTGTCAAATGCTGATCTTAATGGATCTCCTGTACCGTCGTTTGCACTGGATCCTATGTTGATTGATTGTTTAGCCATTTTTAAATTCCTTTTTGTTGCTGATATTTATCTGTAATTCTATAAACCGAATGTAAAATATTACACATCCATTAGTATTTTTACAAATTTAAAAACTGTAGAATTGTTGGATATAGGTGTTACTCTAATCCTTACGTTGTCACCGTCTATGTCCGCAGTGTAGACTCCTAAACTATCAGTATAACTAGACACAGATCCAAATGTACTGACGTATGCTGTGGTTCCGTTGTGTGTTACATTGGCTTCTACTGTCTCATACCTACCGTTTGTGGTATCTGTTGCAGATATAAAGTATTTGGCACTCCTGTATAGAGTTTTATCAAACGTATCAATATTAGATGTCGTTGATGTGGCAACGGTCGCTGTGCCATCTAGTATATTACTATGATCTAAACTGACTCCTGCTGTGGCAAAACTTAATACTCCGCTTCCGTTGGTTTTAAGGAATTGTCCTGATGAGCCATCCGTTGTAGGAAAAGCAAAACCATTTACTTCCACTGTTCCTGAGCCGTTACCGCCTAGTTCTAAATTGGCATTTGAGATATTTGTAGAAATTGTGTTGTCTTTGAACGATATAGAATCAATAGACACTGACCCTGTGCCTGCCGCATCCAGTTCGAGATTGCTATTAGTAACTGTAGTTGTTATTTTGTTATCGCTTATCTGTATGTTGCTGTCTATTAGTATTTTATTTGCTGTAACATCGCCGGTTCCTGAAGCTATCAATTTTATATCGTCATTGGTTCTGTTTGCCGATATATTATTACCACTAATGGTTATGCCAGAATCAACAGCAGTTTCATTATAGAGTTCAACAAAGTTAGTATTAATTTTTTCCATTGCGGCACGAAGTGTATCACCTGTACCATCATTGGCATTAGAACCTATGTCAATAATTAATCTTGTCATTATACTTCCTTTAATATCCTTACAAATTTAATCACGTGTGCATCGTTACTGACTGGAACAGCTCTCAATCTAGCATTTCCGCCGCTGACATCTGCCGAAAAAGTTAATAATGGTAGACCAAAACTATTTACACTGCCAGCTGAACTGACATAAGCATTCGTTCCGTCGTGTATCATGTTAACTGTTACAAATTCAAATCTACTATTTGTGCTGTCAGAAACACTTATAAAGTATTTCCCCGACCTATACTGAGTAACATCAAATTCATTAACAGTTGCTTCTGCACTACTATTTAAAGTAACAGTACCGTCTGATATATCTGACAAGGCTGTAATTATATCCGGTAAGACCCATGCAAGGTCTTTGGATCCGTCTGTCGTTAAAAGATAATTGTCAGGAGCATCAGTACCTGGTATGTTAAATCCGTTGATTTTAATTATACCTG